ATTGAAACCTTTGGTTTTCATTATCATTTCCAAGACATACGATGAAAGCAGCGAGAATTTATCCACTATGGTGGAACCCATGGGGTGACAGAGGACTCGATTTTCAAAAAAAAGTAAGCATCTCAATTGACAATCTTGATCATGACAAGTCAGCAGATTATAAGATTTTATTTTTAGCAGAACCACTTGCCATTTTACCTACAGTAAGTGAGGGAGCATTACGATGTGCATATAAGTTTGATAAAATATACACATTCTGTCAAAGTTTTATTGATAGGTATCCACAAGCAGAATTATTTGAGTGGGGTAGTAGTTGGTTAGATTTCAAGGACTTGAAGATAAACAAAACGAACAACGTATCTTTTGTTACCAGTAGTAAAAGTCAAAGCAAAGGTCACAAATTACGTATAGACATTCACGAATATTTGAAGGGTGTTGATGTGTCCAATGGTTTACAATATTACTCTCACATTTCACCACCATTTCATGAAAGAAGAAATGATTTTTTTGAGAGTTCTAAGTTTCATATCGCTGTAGAGAACTCACAACAAAAGAATTACTTTACCGAAAAGATAATAGATTGCTTTGCATCTAAAACTGTACCCATATACTTTGGTTGTCCTAATATAGGTGATTGGTTTCATATGGATGGTATCATAACATTCAATGATCTTGATGAGTTGAAAAAAATTGTAAGCAAACTTGACTCAGACTGCTATGATAAAAGGAAGAAGGCAATAGAACATAACTATGAGGTTGCTAAAAGATTTCATAGTGACAATGATGTGGTGCCTAGACTCACTCGTAAAATTATTGAGGATGTAAACAATGCCGATTAGTGGTGAAGGTCAGTCCAATTGGTTTCATAAAGATTATCAGTATCTAAAGATACAACCAGAGGGTATGAAAAACTTGAGAAAGAATTACTCTCAAGTATGGCAAGATATATTTGCTTTGGTTGTCAACGATGCAAAGGTTGATGGCACATTCATAGAGGTAGGTGGTGCTGTACCATACGTAGGAAATAATACATGGTTATTAGAGGAGGGATATAATTGGAGAGGTTTTTCAATAGAATTAGAACATGACCTATGTGCAAAGTGGGAGGGTTTACGTCCTAAGACTAAACTCTATGAAGCAGACGCTATGAAATTTGATTATGTAAAAGCAGTTGATGATCTTGGTCTACCAAGAGAAATAGATTATCTATCTTTTGATCTTGAACCACCACATAATACTTTGGAGGCATTGAGAAATTTTCCTTTTGATGAATTACAATTCAAGTGTGTTACCTATGAGCATGATTTTTATAGACAGTGGGGTGATGTATATGGACATAGAGAAATATTTGAAAAACATGGTTACGATTTAGTGGGGGAAGATATAATGAATGGACCTTGCACGATGGAGGAGTGGTACATTCATGAGTCAGTTGATCAATCTATCAGAGACAGACTCAGAAGTAAAAGATGTCAACCATATGAACTGCTTCTTTCATTATGAAGATATATTTTGACGGAGACTCATGGACACGGGGAAGTGAACTTGATAGGGAAAGGAGAGAATCTCTTAGGTTTAGTAGATTAGTATGTGAAAAGTTGGGTGCAGAGGAGTGTAATGTATCAAGAAGTGGTGCAAGTAATCATCGTATAGTTAGACAATTACTAATTAAAAATGATATATCTCAATATGATCTGGCAATAATACAGATGACATATCCAGAGAGATCAGAAATTTATAGAGAAGATGCTAAAAGATGGAATACAATTACTATAGGAGACACCCCATTAGCACATTGGTATGGGGGGGAGAAGAGGAAAAAACAGTTGGAAGAAAAAGGTATCAACCATAAGTTTTGGACACAATATTATAAAGAATTCTATAATGAAACTTATGGTTCTACATATGAAAAGATACATGCAACAACCATTCGTAGTCATTGTAAAGCAAACAACGTGAGATTGATACTCATGTCTAACAATAATATATTTGCAAAAATAAAATTTGATTTAGAATTAGAAGTACCAAAGTATCCTAAAACAAAAATGGGTCATCCAACTGAGGAAGGGCATAGAATTATTGCTGATGATTTGTTGAGGTTGATATGAGAGTAAGTTACTGCATCCCTACACATGATCACCCTAGATGTGAGCAATACATGTTTGACATATTGTATCCACTAGCACATCAAACGTCAAATGATTTTGAGATATGTGTGTCGCATCAGGGTAATGAGAAAAGAATATTGAGAGCATTGAATGACTACTGGGACATATTGAACATCACATATAAGAAAGCACCAGAGGGTAACATCTCTGTCAATACAAACAATGCGATGAAGATGGCAGAGGGAGATATTATAAAGGTATTATATTCTGATGATTTTATTCTTACAACTAATCTTACAGAACAACTTGACAAAGCATTTACATCAGAAGTAAGATGGGCAGTGACTGGTTTTGCACATACTATCGACGATGGTCGCACACACTACAATCCAAAAATTCCTGTGTACAATGACAGATTGTTGGAGGGTATCAATACACTCAGTAGTCCTTCTATTCTCGCACTTAGAAATGGTCTTGAAGAATATTTTGATGAGAATCTAATCATGCTGATGGACTGTGATATGTATTATAGATTGTACACAATGCTTGGACATCCAGTGGTTCTAAAGGACATACATATATCAAACAGAGAACACAGGAACCAAACACAAAGATCAAACGAACACCTCATACCAGAGGAGATTGATTACTTGAAGAAAAAACATTTAGTATGACCATAGGATTCAACCACTTAGGAAGACACGGAAGATTAGGCAATCAAATGTTCCAGTATGCTGGACTTAGGGGGATTGCTGCTCATCGTGGTTATGATTTCATGATACCGTCTAGTGATTTCAATGACCCCTATCAAGATCACCAACTCTTTGAGGCATTCAAACTCAAAGGACTTACAAACATAGGAATATGTGCAGGTCCGTATGTGCAAGAGGCACACTTTCACTTTGACCAAAATTTATATGATAATATGCCTGACGGTCATAATGTATATGGGTATTTGCAAAGCACAAAATATTTTGATATTATAGAGAAAGAAATAAGAGAAGACTTTGAATTCAAAAATGAAATCAAAGCACCATGTGAAGACATGATCTCGACTGTTCAAGATCCAATCGCATTACATGTGAGACATGGTGATTACGGTTGCGACAATCATCCAATCTGCCCTAAAGAATATTATGATAATGCATTGTCAAAGTTTGATAAACGTCGCACAGTGGTTATTTTTTCTGATGATCCTAAATGGTGTAGCACTGAGTTCACTGATGACAGGTTCCTTATCTCAGAAGGTGGTGACAATCTTGCAGACTTGTGCATGATGAGTATGTGTTCTGATTTTATTATTGCTAACTCATCGTTCTCATGGTGGGGATCTTGGTTAGGTAAAAATCCTGACAAGAGAATTATCGCACCTAAGAAATGGTTTGGTCATGGTTACACAGCAGCACATGATACATCTGATTTATACTGTGACAACTGGGAGGTGTTATGATTGAAGGGCAAGAAGTAAATAGATTCAATCTTGCTAAGTGCACATTTATTATACCACTTAGAATTGAGACTGCTGATCGTATGAGAAATATCATAACCACATTGATATACCTCACTCGTAATTTTGCATGTAGAATAATTGTCAAAGAGGTTGACAAGGAATCTGTATACCTACGTGATGTAAAACCACTATTGGAGCAAGCACTTGAACCTGAAATGTTGAATTGCATCACACATATATTTGAGGAGAGTGATGACTTTACTTTCCATAGAACAAAAATACTTAATGATATGTTGTGGATGGTGAAGACTCCAGTAGTTGCTAATTATGACAGTGATATAATTTTACCTGTTGATTCATATATCAATGCAACAAATATGATATTGAAGGGGTGGGTACATCCAGATAGAGAGGGTGGAGAACCTGTGAAGGTTGTGTATCCTTATGGGTATGGTCAGTATCAATATCAATGCCATATCGCTGATGAACATGCTACTGCTTTTGTGAATAGTGGATTCAATTTTGAGTCATTCAATGGAAGAATGAGACACTGGGATGCTAAGTATGGATTCTGTCAATTTTTTGACACAGAAACTTACAAAAAATTAGGTGGTGAAAATGAGAATTTTATAGCGTATGGATATGAAGATGATGAAAGACACATGAGATTCAATCTTCTATCAAGTGTTGCAAGACTATCTGAAAATGTATATCACCTTGAGCATGGTCGCACAAAAAATTCATGGTTCAATAATCCACATTGTGAAGACAATAAAAAACTATGGGAAGAACTTAAGGTAAAAGGAAAGAAATCTCTATTGAAATATTATGAAGAGGTTGACTATATCAAGAGGAGAAATGGATAAAAACAAGGCATTATTCAAACTCGCAAACTTTCCTCCTGTCTTGTGGATCAATCTCGATAGGTTTCCCGACAGGAAAAAATATATGGAGGAGCAATTTGATTATTGGGATGTCAAAAATCATCATAGGATCTCTGGTATTGATGGTGCTGAATATGAATCATATCTCAAGGGAACTGTACCACCTAATATGAATGATGGTGAGATAGCATGTGTTATGTCACATCTTTCAGCACTCAAATATTTTATAGAAGAGACAGACCATGATGAAATATTTGTCATGGAAGATGATGTTGATTTATCACTAGCAAGGCATTGGAATTTTACATGGAAAGATGTTAGACGTAGAGTGCCAATCGCTTTTGATTGTTTACAACTTACTATTATAAATCCTAATGGTATAACATTGAAATTACACCACAGATTTATCAATGACTTTTCTGCTGCTTGCTACCTTATTACTCGTCATCATGCAACTAAACTCCTTAAACTTCATAGCAGAGGATCGCAATGGAAAATCGACCAAAACATCAGACCAAGAGCAGTCTCCGAAGACTTAATACTAGACAGTGGTAAGTCATATGCCACACCATTATTCAATTATAGATTGGATATGGGTTCAGCAATACATGAAGAACACATAGAAATATTTCATAAAAATAGTAATCATGCACTCACAGATTTTTGGAGAGAGAATGGTGGTGATGTCAAGATACAAGAAGTGATGCAATTAGATGAATACTGTGGTAGAATACCACCACAGGTGTACATAAACCAAGGCAAACAGGAGTCTCAAAATGTCTGAAGTAATTCTTGATGAAAAATTTAAACAACCAGATTATAGTGGCATGGTAGACCATGGTGCTATCGGTGTATTTGAAAACTTTGTAAAGTGGGAATTTTGTGACGCAGTTAAAGATTCATTTGAGTTTTGGTATGGTAAAAAACATATTGAAGAGGTCAAAGTGACAGAGGTAGCAGGTAAAGAACTCAAACTCTCACCCAAGGGTGATGGTAGCAAACAGTTCAATGAATATGGTGATTTTGGTAGAAAAGATCAACAATTATATCTTGAAATTTGTGACCCTTCTCTTGCGATGGAAGTCAATCAGGCAGTAGGAGGAGCATTTGAAATTTATGCGAAGAAATGGAAAGGATTGTTAGACTCATCAGATCCTGTATCATCTTGGACATGTAAAGTACAGAAGACAAACTCTGGAGGTGGATATCATGTATGGCATTGTGAAAATGGTAGTTTCTTATACAGAGATAGAGTCTTGACATGGATGATTTATCTCAACGATGTGCCTATGGAGTGTGGTGGTGCTACTGATTTTTTCCATCAAGAAATATCCTTTCAACCTAAGAAAGGTACTTTGATATTGTGGCCTGCTGCTTATACTCATGTGCACAGAGGATCATTTCTTACAGGTGACGTATCAAAATACATAGCAACAGGATGGTTCTCTCGTGAACCAGGTCAAGTTACAAACAGAATTTTAGGTGAGAAGATGGGTAAAATACAACCTAAAGATGAATTAAATGGATGATATTTTACACCGCAATAACAAATGGATATGATAAGTTAGCACCACCCCCTAAATCTAATGTAAAATTTATTTGTTTTTATGATGGTGATCAACCAGATACAGAGGGGTGGGAGTATAGAAAGATAGACATAGATGAGAAGTGTCCAGTAAGAAAATCTTATCATCCTAAACATTGTCCACATTTATATTTTGAATCGGGTGTGTCAACTGTGTGGATTGACTCATCGTATAGCATATCAAATGAACTCATTGAGTATTCAAAAACACTTCTAGAAAAACATGATTTTATATTACAAAGACACCCTGACAGGAGAACTTTGGTTGAGGAGTTTGAGAAGTTATATTACCATGGATTCTCTACCAGTGATGAAATTATTGACATGTGTAAACGTATCAAGTCAATCAATTTTCCACTTAAATTTTATGATCAAACAATAAATTGTGTTGTATGGAGAAGATTGACATCAAAAATTATAGAGTGGTGCAAAGTGTGGAGACAGTGGTATGATGAAGGTGTAAACAGAGATCAAGTTTCTAGTTCTATCGCTGAGTTTTTGGTCACGAAAGCACATAGAGTTGATCTTGTCATTGACATGAACAAAAGTAGTAGGATGAAATCTTACAAAGAATCATATAAATTACATACACCATCAACAGATATCGTACGAGATATGCGTAAGATATTTCCCATCACAAAAAGATCATTCAACATGAATTATAATGTTGATCCAAAAGATATAATTGTGTACACCTGTATCACAAATGGATATGATAATCTAGTATCAGAATATTATCATCCTGATGTCAGGTATGTTTGTTTTCATGATGGTTCAATTGACACTACCATTGAACCATGGGAGTATATAAAATTAGATTTAGATATAGATTGTCCAAGAAGATTATCATTTTATCCCAAAGCAAATCCACATATATTTTTTCCAGAAGGATCACATACAGTATGGGTTGATGCTTGTTACCAACACACATCAAATTTTATAGAAAAAAGTAGAAGGTGTTTTCCATTTACAATGCTTAGACACCCATCAAGATTTACATACTATGATGAGATACTGGAAGGATTTTTATGTGCGTTCTTTACCTTTGATGATGCTATAACTCTGACACAAGAACTAAAAGATTCTGGTTACAATTTCAAATCATATTGTAGTCCTCTTGGTACGATAGTGTGGAGAACCTTGACCACTAATGTAAAGGAATTCAATGAATCATGGTACAAGTGGTCACTCGTAGGATGTAATCGAGATCAAATTGCATACGACATGGCACTCAAAGAATCAGGATTACTTCCGTCAGTAATAGAAAATAGGGAAGAATCAGGTGTGCCTCTTGGATATTATAATAAGGTAGGTAGAAAGGGGAAACATCCACAGAGAGGTGACTTGAAACAGTATCAAAGAAAAGATGAGTTGTTGCAAGAGATGAAAAAAATTACAGGTCTTCATCCCAAACTATATACAACGTATCATGACCATGATTTCTTGATGAGAGAGCACAGTGTATTATGATTTACTATACAATAAACACAGATAATTATATTGAAAATCTACAGGCACCATCATGGGTGAAAGTCATAACAGATGTAGAAGACTTAGGTGACCCTGTAAGGAGTAGTAGAAAGGATAAGATACTGTGTCCGTATGATGAACCAAGTGTTTACATAGATGCATCAAAGGTTCATCTTCTTGATGACAAGTTCAAGGAGTTGAGTGAAGAGATATTATCTCGTGAGAAATTTTTTATCATGGGTCATCCTCATAAACATTCCTACCTTGAGGAGTGTGCTGAGTATATCTCTAAAGGATGGGTAGATCCTGATGATATTCTCAAATTTACTACAGAGGTATCAGAGACACCATTTGATTTTGAAAAATATTTCTCTCCCTTATGCACTATCATATGGAGAAATGGTAATACAAAAGACTTTGATAAGTTATGGTGGAAGTGGTATAACAGAGGTGGTGTAAGGGATCAATTAGCTTGCTCTGTGGCATTGCAATTAAGTGGTATAGAATATGAGACAGAACCATCAAGAGATGTAATCAATAAGTTTTCAGATGCCACACCAGATGGTGAGTGGTGGAACAATAGAACAGGTGATTACATCTACCACGAAGAGGATGTAGATATTGTAGAGTTTACGGATCTACTAACCGAACTTACTGGTCTATTCGATTGGAAAGAATATTTTAGGACAGGAACAGATCGTATAACAGGTGAACCTTTCTACGGTGATGCAGGTGTCTACTCGTATGCTATCGAGTGGGACAACCCTGAGAAAGATCAAATCATAATCTATACTAGCATAACAAATTGGTATGATACCATACCAGATGACATGTACTATGATCCTGATGTCAAGTATGTTTGTTTCACCGACGGAAATGTAGAGAAGAAAGGAGAGTGGGAGTTTAGACACATACCTAAGTTTGTATATGATGAGGTAGATGGTGATCCAAGAAGACTATCTGCTTACGCAAAGATATGTCCTCACAAACTATTTCCTTACGGATCAAAGACTGTGTGGTTAGATGGATGTTATGTGCATACAAAGGACTGGGTAGATAAGAGCAAGGCAATATTGAAAGAGGTGCCACTGACTCACATGTTGCACCCTCATAGATTTACCTTCCACAATGAAATCATGGAAGGATTTGGTGCTAACTTCAACAGCAGAGAGCAGATGTTAGAACTTGTCGATGCTCTAAGTAAAGTTGACTATGATTTTAAACAATATTGCTCACCAGTTTTGACATGTATATGGAGGCAGATAGATGATGAGATGGCAGAGTTTCATGATCTATGGTGGAAGTATAGTAAGATAGGGTCTAATCGAGATCAGATATCATTTGATTGTGCCAGACAATTGACTGGTCTTGAGTGGAGTAGGATACACAATTGGGAGACAATAGGTCTTGATCTTACTTCACCTAAGTCAAAGGTTGCTAGAAACAAGAGACATCCTATGGCAGGTCACTTCAATGAGAAAAATACATACGATGATGTGTTGAATGAGTGTTATGATTTACTGAAAGAGATAAGACCCATCACAGGAATACAAGATGAGCATCAGATATGGAGAGTTGGACACAATGAAATCAGAGACCCTGACATATGGGACAGACAGTTACAACAACCTGCTTGGATGCCAGAGGGAACGTGGTGGTATGATCCAACCACAATAAGAACAGAGCATGGGAAATACTCTATACAAAGTAAAATAAATCTGATTTATGATAAAGGATTTCAACTTGGCAACAAGGGATCAAACAAAAGTAATTCATTCTGGGTAAGGAGATTGAAGAGATCACTTGGTCTTGTTGATCTACCACCAGAACTTCATGATATGCATGTGTGGGATTGGGGGTGGTCATTCAGAGAGTATGTAAGAAAGAATGTTCTCAATCCCAATCTACCAAAAACATAGTGCATATATAATTATGTTTTCACACCTAGATTATGAATGCACTGATTACCTTCGGATGTAGTTGGACTAAAGGTAAATTTTGTTGGTACGATCCAAACATCTTGAGTCACACTGAGATGTCTGATGAAGAGATAAAGAGCACATTGAGACAGCAGCATTTCAAAGACTTAACTGAAGAGTATTGTTTTAGAACTATACTATCAAGGAGACATAATTATGTAAATATAAATTATGCGAAGGGTGGTTCATCAAATCGAAGACAATTTAGACATGCGGAAGAGTATTTCAATACAGATGACTATAAAAAATATAATAATGTCATAGTCCTATGGGGCATCACCTCTACAGCAAGAATGGAATTGTGGAGTAATAAAGAAAAAAAATATACAACTTATCATCTTACAAAAAAACAAAACTTAAAGTGGACAATGGATCATTATGATCATGACGTGGTGGTAAAAAGATTATCTACTCAAATTCAACATTGGGATAATTATTTTAAAATGATTGGGGTAAAAAATTATTGGTTCGATACTTTCAATCACCACAATTACACTTACGATAGTCCTAATATGATTATGTCACACGAAAAATCAAGAGATTTGATGAGTAATTTGTGTATTGACATGGGTCATAAACCAGGCATGAATGAATATCATTTATCACTATGGGAACTAGATGATGATAGGATAAAATTTTTACGTAAAAAAAATCTAGTGAATCCAACTACACATCACCCTAATAGAGAGTGTCACATCAAGATAGCAGACATGCTTGACAAGTATGTAAATTTTTGTTACTATAAATAATACGGAGTCACTTTTGTGTTATCTCCTACTCCCCCTAAACCAAGACCTACAGGGAGTATAAATCACGTCTTTCTTTTACCCCCTCA